TTTTCTTGGGCTTGGACATCCCAGCCTCAGACAAAGCAATGGCAACCGCCTGCTTACGAGACTTCACCACGGGGCCTTTTTTGCCAGAATGCAAGGTTCCTTCCTTGTATTCGTGGTATACTTTGGAAATCTTCTTTTGTTGTCTAGGAGTTGCTTTCATGTCAGACCTTTCTGAAGTTTGGGTAAAAGTGCCTGGGTACGAACAATTTTATGAGATTAGCAATCATGGAAGATTTGCAAGAATTCGTCCAGATGGAAGAGTAATAAGAAAACTCAATTCTTGCACTCATTACCTTAGCGTATCTGTTAAGTCTATAAATGGCGAAAATCAAAAATGTTTTTACATTCATAAACTTGTTGCTCAAGTTTTTATAGGAAATAGGCCAGATGGAATGGTGATTCGACACCTTGATGGCAATAGATATAACAATCGTGTTGACAATCTTTGTTATGGAACTGTTCTTCAAAACCATGAAGACTCTATAAAGCATGGAGCATATCGTCATGAAAACAATGGCAGAGCATTGCTTACAGAGCGTTGTGTAAAAGCTATAAAACATCTTCATAATCAAAATCTTGTCAAATCTTCCGATCTTGCAAAAGCATTTGAAGTATCTGACTCCACGATTTGTGCAATCATAAAAGGTAGAAACTGGAAATGACCCACTTTTTTCTCTGCTTTCGTCATTTTCATGGTCAATCCTTGGTTATAGGCCCACCAGACTTCCAAGCATCACAAGTACGGGCCGAGGCACAGGTGAATTGGAACAAATCGCAGTATCCAAGGTCAGCAGCCTTCACGAATTGCTCGTCATAGCTCAATTCGTTGCTTTTTTCGTCTTTTTCCAGCCCAGAAACGATACATTCCATCATTTTTGGGGTCTGAATGAAGGCCGCACAGTTACCACAACGCATTCCTTTGATGGAATCCGTAGGAGCGTTATACATTTTGGCTTTTTTCAGCCAGAAAGCCTCATTAGGCTCGTTAGGGTTAGGAGGGCCGTAGCCATACTCCTTGAAAGCATGGTTTCTGTTCTTCAGGTTGATATGCACATCCTGAGTTGCAGTAGGGCAAACCACCCCTGAGAGCAGACCTTCTTTCATTTGATCAGCTTTCCAGTCACAAAAGTGACTATGCCCCCAATAAAGGAGGCCATTGCCATTCCCATCCAAAGCCCACCCTTGCTCTTATTGGCAAGTGCAAGCAGTTTCTTTACATCATCACGGAGTTCAGACACATCTCTTTGAAGCTGACGAACTTCAGCCTCAAGTTGACCAAACTCACGAGCATCAATCTCCGACATTTGCTACCTCTTTGCGTGGACGACCAAGTTTCTTCCTTGGAGGCACAGGCGCACTGAAAGCAGTGTCAGTCCTAACAGCATCATGATTGACTAAGGGTTTTTCCTCATTAGTCTCTTCATCTACCAGCACATAGTCAGGATGACCTCTCATGCTATCAATGTCATGCTGAAGTGTAAAAGTTACGGTCTGACCGCTTCTCTTGCAGCGAAATGTTGCCATGAAAGCCTCTGATAAGAGAAGGGGGGTTATTAGCCCCCCTATTGATTAAGCCAGCGAACGGGCAATCACGATTCGCAGTGTGCTTGAAGCCAAGTCCACAGTCGAACCAGATTCGTTCTGGATGCGGAATTTGACGGTATTGGCTGCGCTGACATAACCAGTCACAGTCAAACCCACCAAATCAACACCCAAAGATGCGCCAATCACCATATCGCCAAGAGCAACACCAGCGACAGTTACATCATCGGTTTCACCAGCGCCATCAGCCAATGAGCCAGCATCCAAAGTTGCCTTGACAAGCCAAGTGTCAGAGAACAGACCACGGAATTGGTCATTACCACGACGGGTAGTTACAGAAGTTGCGGTTGCCATTTTTCATTCCTCCAATTACAGGTTAAAAAAAGACCACCCCCCGCCCGTCAGGGAAGGGGATGGCAACTGCAATTAGGCAGGAACAGCCAGAGCGAAGGCGCTGGAAGACAGAGCCGCACCAGTTGTAGCCGCAGTACGCATTGCTTTCACGCCGTACAGAGTATCAGCGGTCAGCAAGTTTGCAAGGTATTCTTGCTTGTACTGGGTCTGGGTACGAACACCCATCTGCTCAACCAGAACCATCGAATCACGATGGCCCATCAAGCAGATACGGTCAGCGCCGCTGTTACCAGCGCCGAAGTCGGCATTGCTGGTCACAAACACGGGGATGCCGTACAGGTTGCCGATCTCACCATTGCGGATGGCGTTGCCGTCACCCACAAAAGCCTGCTCGGTGTAACGAGCCAAGCCCATCAGGGTATTGCGGCTCGACGGGGGGATGATGAAGAAACGACCATCCATCGGCACATCGTTGTCGTCCAGACGCTGAATGGTGCGGCGAATAGCAGCATCAGTCAGGGCGGCGGCGTTGGAAGTTGCCGAGTTGTAAGCAGTCGTGCCATCAGAGCCAATATAGGCTTTGGTGGACGAAGCAGAGGTGGCGTAGTCATCAGTGCCAACGGTAGCACCGTTGAAAGCACGACCCAATTGCACCAAGTCAGCGTCGATCTGCTTTGCCAGAGCGTAACCAGCGTCTTCCGTGTAGAAAGAACGCAGGCTGGTCAGGGCTTGCACTTCAACGATGTCTTCGATCAAACGGCTGTATTCGTAGTGCTTGTTGATGGAAACTTGCACTTCGGTTTCAGTCGCAACGATCAAGGTCACTGCATTGGTGGCAGTCTTGGCGTTGGCGCTACCACGGGTGGGAGCGGGGACATGAACGGTGTCGCCTTTCTTGCCTTTGAAGTTCATGCGCTTGACGAGGTTCGCCATCACAAGGTTCTTCTTATAGGCGGCAACAATCTCATCACTCCAAATCTCAGGAATGAAAGTTGCTGCGGTAGTAGTCGTTACACTGTTTGCTGGGGAAAAAGCTGTTGCCATGATTCAATCTCCAAAAAAAGTTACTTCACACGACCCTCTTGGTAAGCCTGCATGATCTCATCTGAGAGTGCCTCATACCTTCCAGGGTCAGTCATTTTCAGCCGAATAAGGTCGGCCCGTCGGTAAACTCTCTTTGTAGACTCTCCAGTGCCACCACTATCAACTCCAACAGCCTTTAGGTTCTGCTTCCTGAGTTGCTCTCCAGCATTCTCAGTCTGCTTTGCCTTCACGCCACGAAGCTGCTTATAGGTGGAAAGCAGTTCATTAGCCGCCTCAAAGTCATACTCAGCATCAGCTCTGGCAAACAAGGCAAGGCGCACTGAAGAGCCTTTAACCCAATCTGCAAAGCCTTGGTCTTTCACAATCTCGCCCATGTCTGGGTGAACTTGCGATAACCTTTGCTGAGTCTGCATCTTCCTGAACTCGGAGGCCGCTTGACGGGCCGCCAATACATCAGGATGCTTCTCAACAGTCTTCTGAACAGCCTTCTGAGGATTCTCAAAGAAATCTACTTCAGGCTCTTCCTCTTTAACCACTTGTTGCTTGACACCGAGGTTTTGTTTGATGAGTTCATCAGCAAGTTTGCGAACTTCGCCAACCTCTTGAGCCTGCTTACCAATCAACTTTTCAGCCTCTTGGTGCATCCTTACGATGTCTTCTAGGGACTTACCCCGATATTTCTCGGGAATCTCTGAAGTTGCTGGCTCAACAGACTTTTCTAGGGTCTGTTCTTCAATCTTGATTTCCTCACCCAACTTCTCGTCTTCATTGTCAACTAGCATGGTTTTTTCCTTTTCCTGCCGTTACGGTTCTAGGAGATATGAACTCGACAACACCTTGTTTATGAGTTCGCTTTTTGCTCCGCAGCCAACTTTTCACGATGTATGCGGTCAAACTTGTTAGCCGCACCTGGGAAACTCCCAGACCATCCTTCCAACTTGATTGCTGGAGCACTTAGTTTGCGTACTGCGGAGTTACCGCAGGCATTACACTGGACATCGACTGTCTCATAACCAGTCAGTTTCTCAGTGACATGGTGGCATTCACCACACACAAATTCATACATTCTTTTCATTCAGTTCCTCATAAGCTCGTTCGCTGACCTCTTTCAAGGTTTTCAGCCAAGTCAAGATAGACAATTCGCCTTTCTTGTACATGAGGTCTTTTTCATCTTGAACTGTTGAGATATTATTCAAAGCGTTTACCATGTTGTCAATATCTTCAATCAAGTCTTTCCAGCCTTGAGTTGCCATCATGGAAAAACGCTCTTCGTAATACTTTTGTAGTTCAGGAGTCATTTTTTACCAATCTTAAGGGGTTTCAGGCCAATCAACAGTCCACGGAAAACCCGATTGGCTAGGCACATCCCTAAGAGCCTGACGATATGTAGCCCAAGCCTGTTTGTCAGCAGTAGAGTCAGCTAATTGAGTCCAATCGCACTCTTTGAGCTTGTCATTACGGGTCTGACGCACATTCTTAGCCTGTTCCGCATCCTTCTGAGCCTTGTATTCAGCTTCTTGCTCTGCGGCTGTTTTGGCAGGTTCTGTGTCGGTTGCAGGGCGGTCTGTAAAGATAGGGCCAAGCACATACTTGGTGTACCACTTACCCCCAATCTGCTCCACGCCTTGACGCTGAGAGTATTGGTAAACAGTCCCACCAGAGGCTTGTGGGCCTTCTAAGACAACATCGCCACCAAAGTCGTTGATGATGGATTCTGTCAGTTGGACAGGAAACCCTGTGTTGGGGAACATGGCTCGGAACTCGCTGTCCGTTACCACTTGTCCTGATTGTCGAATACGAATTTCAGCCATGATTTTTGCTCCTGCAATTTACGCCATGCCAGCGCAGATAATTACCTTTTGATGCTGTTTTGCCACAATGCTCGCAAGCAATAGTAGGAAACTTTTTCCCACGCATAGGGCTAATCTTTCCATACATCGGGTTTTTTTCTCCAACAAATCGACCCGCCATTTTTTCATGCCAAGACTCAGGTCTTTGTTTACCTTTGCGTGATGCAGACATTTTCGCTTTTGTTTCATCGGAAAGTGTCTTGCCAATTTTGCTATTTTTGATTTTGGCTTTGTGTTCGTCAGAAAACTTACGACCAAGGAATGCTTGTCGCATACGCTCTTTTGTTGCGTCTGATCTTTTGAAACAACCAATTTTGTTTCCAGGCTCAAAACCACCATACGATAATTTATGATGGTTATAAAGTCGGTCATGACCCCACATAAATTCAAGAATAAATCCTTCTAATTCATATAAATCTTCTGGTTTTTCTTTCCAAATACACTCAAATTTAAAAGAATCTTCACCATATTTATTCCAAGCATTTTGTAATCGCTTGTTACGATGAACATTACGCCGTAAATCATTTCTGTGGTGAACTATACGATCAGGAACGTCAATTGAACGCCCAAAATAAACGCCACCACTGACTGTATTTTTGATTTGATAAATGCCGCTTTTCATCATCAACTCACTGCAAAAAAGATGAAAGTCCCGCCATTTTCGTTGATTTCAGATGGAGCAGTTGAACTTATTTCAAATCCTGCGGAATAAGTATCAACATAATCTGTGTTTGTAACTTCAGCCGCAGTTGAATTAAGCAAAAGATAAGGATCATTTCCTGAAACTATCCCGCGTGCCGAATCCCAGACATACCAAGAGCCTGTACCGCTTGTTTTCTTTATTAAAACAAATCTCGCTCCCCCAGTGAATCCACAATCAATCTGAAGCGTTGTTCCAGTGCCTGTGTATGAGCCAACCTTGCTGACGCCTGAGCAGGAGGCAAATAGGTAGGCGACATAGTTACTTCCAGTTTCATTCGTGCGTGTATCGTCACCTAAAGAAAAAACACTTGCTGTTGGCGTTGTGCTATTCCATAAATAAGGATTAGTGCCGCCTTGCGATGCTGTACTGTTTAGTGTCAATCCTCTTGTCGCACCTGTTGTTTCTGAATACACAGCCCAGTTAGTAGCACTAGTAGTCCTGTTTTTAACAATAATTAGTTGCGGAACAACACCCAAATTGTGCGCTTGCGTTGTTCCCGCTGTTGAGTTTCCTGTATAGCAGACCACATCCATGAAAGATGGGGCACGCTGGAAGTTCCACAACACAACGCTTGATCCATTTCCATAAGCTGCAGGACGCACACCAGTGTTGTCAGCAAAAAATGTGGTGTTTCCGAACAGCGCAGAACCGCCTGTGTATTCCGCATTTGTGTTTGATGTGACTAATCCCGCTGTCCCGCCAACAAGTCTAACCCCTGCCGCCACTTGATATGTAGTTCCTGTTCTCTTGCCTTCCATCATAAGATCAACAGGAAATCCAGTGCTTACCTGAACAGAGTCATTCGTTGTTGCGTTAGGACTAAACACAGACGCCCCACTCGTAGGCGTTTTCATGGGGCCACGGCGAATGGCGATGTAGATGACATCGTCGCTAGGGTTTGAAAAACTACTGCTAATAACAAATCCAGTTGATGTGATATTTATCCAGTTTGTTTGGGTGTCCTCTGTGTTTGAAAGATTGGCTCTCAGTCGTTGTTGCGAACCTCCGACCGCCCAACCTCTCATGTTGTCAAACATTGTCCAGTTGGACAGTTGATTTGACGGCCTTGCCAAAATCCATTGAGGCTCATACCCAAGATTGACAGTTGTATTGCCGCCACCACTATCAAGCGTAACGCCACCACAAGAAATCACATTGTCTGTACC